ATGAATTAGAAGAAAAAATATTACAATTAAAAGAATTCAGAAATTATTGGAAACTAGAAGTTAAAGGTAAGAACCATGAAATAGGTATAGCTACAAGAAAAGTAACTTGGAAACCATTAGATATGACTCAAAAAGATATGGAGTATGCTTTATATGCTCAATATTTATTAAGTAAAATATTAGCTGTATTTAATATACCACCATTTATGTTAGGAGTTGTAGAAAAAGGAACTGGTAAATTAAATTCCAGTGAACAAAAAGATGTTTTTATAGAAGAAACAATTCAACCTTATATAGACGAAATTAATGATACAATCAATCGAAAAATTATTCCCCAATTTGGAGAAGAATATAAACAATACAAATTTTCAACTTTAGATTTAAGAACTAAAGATATAAAAACAATGGCTGAAGTTAATCAAATTTATATTCAAAATAATATTAAAACAGTTAATGAAGTCAGAAAAGAATTAGGCTTACCGTCAGTAGAATGGGGAGATAAACCATTTGTGCAATCAGATTTAAAAAATGCGGAAGAAGAATTAAATAACACAACAGAAAAAAATGAATTAGAAGAAAAAATATTACAATTAAAAGATATACAAAACTCATTAATAAAAAAATTGAAATTAACAAAAGAAGATTTTAACGAAGAAATATTAATATCAGCTTAATAAAATTATTCTTTTGTAATAACTTAATTTAAAAGGAGGTTAATTCATGAACGTGCAGAAAATTAAAGGAATATTGCCCGGGAAACAAGTAAATCCAAATGCAATAATTCGTAAAGAAATTGGTCACGGAAAACAGAAGGAATGGTTATATACACCTTATAAACAAATTATTTTTTGGGATAGAGGTATTGTTAGACATCCTGCAGGATTATCAGTTCAAGATTTTGATAAATTACAATTAAATCTAAGTTTAACAGAAGCTTATATAAATAAAGATAATAATGAGTATTATAAAATAATCAAAGCTATGTTATATCAAAATCCAAAAAACAAACATAGAAAAATAATGATACAATTAGAAACAATACACAAAAGATGCAATTATGTTTTAATTGATTATGATGTGTTTATGATAAAATATAAGAAATCATTAATATTTAGTGGGTGAAATTTATGAAAAGAATTAATAAAAAAGTAAAATTTAGTTTTGATATTCCTATTACCAAATCATTTGTAAATGAATCAGGCATAAGAACTTTCAAAGCAATAGGGTCATCTGATTCAATTGATTTAACAAATGAACGAATGACTGTCAACGCTTTGAAATGTATGATAAGGGAAATTTCAAAAGGTTCAGTAGAATTATTGCCTTCTCATGAATCAGATTGGGACAAAGTAATTGGTGATATAAATTCTGCTGATATAATTTCTAAAAAAGAAAATAATTATTTAGAAATAACCATAGAATTACCAGTCGAAAAAGAAAATGAATTAACTGATAAATTATGGGAAGATGTTCATGTTAAAAACAAAAAAAGAGGTTTATCAGTTGGTGGATATCTTGATAGAAATAAAAAAAACTATGCTTTTAAAACTCAAGAAGACGGAAAAATCATAAAAAATATAAATGAAATAATCATAAATCATTTTGCAGTTACGCGAACACCTTGTAATCCAGATTGTTCAATATCAGAATCTATTGCAAAATCTATTAATTGGGAAAAAACAGCTATTGAAGAAGTTAATAAAGATTTAAGTTATACAACTTCAAAAGTTGAAGGTCATACACATATAGCAACATTAAGTCCTGATGGAGATGGTTTTACAAATGTTGTTGATGGTCATTCTCATATAGTTGAAGAATGGGTATGTACAGAAACTGAAAATCATACTCATAAAGTAAGTGAAAAAAAAGTTATTGAAGAAGATGCTGTTGCAACAGGTGTTAAAGAAGAAAAAACATTAATACCAGATATTATAAAAGGTTTATTAGCTGATACAATAGAAGAAAATAGAATTGCTAATGAAGTTAGTCAAATAAATACTTATTGCGAATATCTTATAAATGATTTAAACTGGGAATCTTATTTTGCCGGAACTGATGAGGAAAAGCAAGAACTTTATGGAGAAATGGCAGATTTATATAAAGAAGCATCTGAATTATTAAATAATTTATCTACTAAATTTAAATCTTATTCAGAAGGAGGTGAAATTTTAACTAAAACTGATAAACAGTTAAAATGTTTGCCAGAACCATTACAAAAATGGTTAATCAAAAAAAATGATAAGAAGAAATTAGATAATGATTTTATTAAAAAAATGATGATTGCTAAAATTAAAACAGATTTTAATTCAGAAATTAATAAAGATTATTTAGAAAATGTAATAGATAAAAATTTTAAAATTTCTAAAGTACCAACAACTATTATGAAAAGTACTAAAGAATATTGTAAAAATTTATTACAAACTATTAATAAAGGAGGTAATATTGAAATGGATGATATTACTAAAAAAGATTTTGATTCATTGAAAAGTGATGTTTCTAATTTAACTAATAGTATGAGTGCTATTGTTAAATCTCTTCAGACTGCTAAAGTTATTGAGGATAATACACCAGAAGGAATTGCTAAATCAATTGCTGAAAAGGCAGTTGTTACCGCTGTTGAACCATTGAAAGAACAAATTGAAGCTTTAACTCTTGCTAATAAAACTTTGACAGAAGAAATAGCAAAAGCTGTTGTTGAGAATAAAGCTCTTGCTCCTACTGGAGAAATTGATGACAAAGAAGAATCAATATACACTGGTATTTCCAAGAAAAGATTGGATGAAATTAACAAAGGCGCCAAAATGACAGAATCAGAACAAGGGTCAATGTTACGTAATTATTTTACAAAAAAATAATTTAAAATCTATATAAACGAGGAGGTTTATAAAAATGGGTATTAATAAAGCTATGAGTTCTACCGATGCTTCAGGCGGAGAATTTATACCAGAACCACTTGCAAAAGAATTCATAAACACAATTTATGAAAATTCTTATATAAGACAAATGTCTCGAACAGTTTTTATGAAATCAGCTACAAAAACTTATCCTGTATTTTCAGGCGGGTCAGATGTTTATTATGTTCCAGAAGGCGATGATGCTACTGAATCTACTCCAGGTACTGGGAGTGTAGTTATAACTGCAAAGAAATTAATGATTTATGTCACTGTTGATGAAGAACTTTTTGAAGATTCAAATAATGATATGTTGATGATATTAAAAGATGATTTTGCTGGCGCATTTGCAGAAGCAGAAGAAAAAACTTTCATTCAGGGTGATACTACAGATTTTCAGGATACAAATTTCTGGTATGCAATAGATGTTCCGAGTCAAGGACATTCTGCTTTACCTTCAACATTAGCTGGTAATAAAAATCCAAGATTTTCAATGAAAGGATTATTTGTATTAGCTACAGGAACTGAAGTTGATGCTTCTACAGCCGATATGTCTGTAACTGTTATTAATCAGGTTTTAATTAACATGAGTAAATATGGCAAGAATAAAAATGATATAGTTGGTTTTGTTAATCGTTTTTCTTGTGCTCAGTTAAGAGAAGACCCAAAACTTGTAACTATTGATAAATATGGTCCAAAAGCAACAATTATATTAGGTGAAATTGGTAAAATTCTTGGTACTACAGTTATTGAATCTGCTCAAGCGCCTGCTAAATATGCAGTATTTACTTTAAGAAGTAATATGCTTGTTGGAGATAGACGTCAAATTAAAATAAAAACTGACGAAATTATAAAATCTGATAAAACAGCAGTTGCTGGTTCAGAACGCGTTGGTTTTCAGGTAAAACGAACAGCAGCAATTGTAGTTGTAAAAGATTTAGCAACTGGTAGTTTAACTTTATAAGAAAATTGTAAAAAGGAATAAATTTCAGAAGGTGGTAAATAAAATGATATTAAGAAAATTATTTAAAAGCGCAGTAACAGGTTTAAAAGAAGATAATAAAAAACCTGAATTATTTATTAATTTTATTGCTGGGAAATTATATGAAATTCCAACTAAATTTACTAAAGATTTATTAAATAAAAAACTTGTAATAGGTGAAGATTTTGAGCCCTCTTTTGAAAAAATTGAAGAGGGCTCACTTAATGGAGAATATATTACTCCTTTAAGTGGAACAGCTAATAAAAATTCTTTAATTAAAGAATTAAAACTATCAAAACCTAAAAAATTTCTTTCTGTTGTTGGAATAGCAAAAGGTGAATCTTCAGAATATAAAAAAGATGAAGAAAATAATGATTATAAATTCAATATAGTTGATACAGAAAAAGAAATTTTAAATGGTATGTCTAAAGAACAACTTATTGAATATGCTAAAACAAATTATAAAATAATTGTGAATAATAGATTTAAACTATCAAAAATTAAAAAACTTATTTTAGAACAGGTGAAATAAATGAGAAAAATATATTATTTGTTATTATTTATTCTTATAATAAATTTAACTATATTAAACGCAGCATGGGTTAAAACAACAAAAATTGAGACTTATATTCTTAATGATTCAGGTATAGCAATCCCAGTAGATGATAATAATCCTTTACCAGTTAAAATAGACGGTGGTGATTCAATAACAATAAATGTTGGGTCAATATCTCTTGATACAAATGGATTAATAACATTTACTCAAGGTGAAGAAATAAAAACTTATTTAAATTTAATGGACTCAGGATATTATATAAAAGAAGACTCAGGTTATTTTGATTATATTGATATTAATGGTGATTCTTATATGTCTGGCTTTATTATAACTGATATATTATTTATTAATAAAAATATTACTTACTCAACAAAATTTGATTTATATGAAGATACAAGTTCTGGTATAGATTTGTTAGGTCGTAAAAAAACTGTTTATTATACTATTCCTTAAATCAGGAGATTCAACCAATGAAGAAAATATTATTTCTTTTTATTATAAATATATTTGTAATTTCTATTTTATTTGCTGAGGGTCCTAAAAAATTTGAAGTTTGGGCAAATGAAGATAGAGGTATAAAAAATAAAAAAAATTTAAAAAAAATTACTGATGATACAACAAACGGTGAAATAAATGTTGAATCAGCAAACGTTGGAGAAACAATAACTGCAAAACATATAAAAGGTCTTCTTAATTTTGATAATATTGTAGGTGATACAATAACTCAAACAGAAGTAAATGCTATTGTTGATAATTTAATAAAACAAAATAGAATAATATTTAATGGAACATTCACACCAAGTCCAGATGGTGAAACAACAATATTTGTTTTAGTTGATACAGGTGGTATATTTAATTCTAATATTGTAATATCAATTGACGGTTTACCAAAAACAACAAATGATTATATTCTTAATGACACAAGAACAATAACATTAAATTTGGCACCAGATACAAATCAAATAATAAGTGCATATTATTTAAGTAATGATATAATATATTCACAATTACCTTCTAGTTTTTCAATAACTGATTTAAGTATTGTAGAAGATTTAACTGTTTCTGGAACAGCAACTATTTTTAATTTAGATGTTACAGTTATAACTGCTCTTTCAGCAAGTTTTGTAACAGCCACAAATTATGATTTAACTATTAATAATGATTTAATTGTTTCAGTAAATTCAACTTTAGATACATTAACTGTTACTAATGATATAAATTCGAATGGAAATATATTAGCCGATACATATATTGCAAGATATGCTTTTCAATTAGGAACTTCATCATTTATATTATATGCTAATGGAGACACAGCTATAATAACTGGAAATATAAATCAAACTGGTGATATAAAAGCCACAAATTTTATTGGTGATGGAACAAATATTTCTAATGTAATAGCCTCATCTATTTCTTGGAATAACATAACAAATTTACCAGATACAATAACAAATTTTGATACAGAAAATTATGATAAATATACAAAAACAGAAATTAATAATATAACTAATAATATTTTATCTGATTCTATAATAACATTAGCATTAAATAAAATAACGGGTGACACCATAAGTAAAACAGAAGTTAATGATAGCTTTATTTTAAAATTAGATATAATTGATAGTAATACATTAAATAATTCAAATGCAGACACATTCATTATGAATAATACAAAAATAGATAGTAATTTAACTGCTGTGCAAATATTTTCTGAAACAATTACTGTTGGAGAATCTGTTGTTATAAATAATGAAAGTATTATAATAAATAATTCGATATTAACTGCAGATAAAATAAATGAAATTGATACATTACAAATTTTATTAGAAAACTTAGATGATACTAAGATTCAAGAATTATCAGATAGTATTTCAACACTTATTGATTCATCATTAATATTAGCAGATACTATCGCGATATTAGAACCTAAAGTAAATCAACTAGAAGATTCAGTTACAGCAGTTATTACAAGTTTAGATAGTTATGTATTAATATCTGATTTAAATGATACTTTAGAAAGTTATGTATTAATATCTGATTTAAATGATACTTTAGATAATTTAACAAGAGATACTGCTGATTGGTCAAAAATTACAAATATACCTACTACTTTAAGTGGTTATGGTATAACTGATAATATTCTTTTGAAATCTGATGCTATAAATAGTGATTCAATTTCATCATTAAATTATACAAAAATTACAAATACTCCTGCAACCGATACGGCTGAATGGAATAATATAGTAAACAAGCCAGATAGCTTTACTCCTAATGTCCGTACTGATACATCCGATTGGAATAACATTACCAATAAACCAGATAGCTTTACGCCTAATCTTGCCACTGATACTGCTGATTGGTTAAATATAACAAATAAATTTTTAAATACAATAGATGAAATAAATTTTATATTAAATGTTTCAGTTGGAGAAACCAGAATATTAATATTAAGAGCGCAATATGATTTTACAATTGATAGTTTTACATATATAACAAATACAAGCAATTGCACAATAACAATAACAATTAATGATATACCAATAACAGAAATAAATAATTTGAATGTAGGTTCAATTATTACTACAATAAATATTTTAAATAATAATGAGGTTCAAGAAGGAGATATAATTAAAATAACTTTTGTATCATCTGAATCAGCTACAAGATTAACAGGAGATTTAAGAATTAGAAAATAATGAATAAAATAATACTAATACTTTTTTTATTAATAACAATTAGTTTAAATGCAAGACAAATTATTATTAATGAAGGAACAACTGAAAATTTTGTAATTATATCGTCATCAACAACTGGTGGTACAATCGCTCCAGAAGGTTATAATCATATAGAAGAATCAGATAGTATAACATTTTCAATAGATACTGAATTATTTTATTTTTTTGATACATTAACAATTGATAATACTGATACAAATTTAGTTTCTAATTATACATTTAATAATATAATATCTAATCATACAATAAATGCACAATTTTCATT